AAAATACAATTACATTGAAGCGATTGTTGAGTATTGTAAAACAACTGGACTTGAGATTGAAGTGGCGGCTACATTAATTAATTCTAATCTAAAATCAAAGATTGAAAATGTGGCATTAGATAACAACATGTTGAAAGAGAAGGGTGCTAGGTTGCCAATATGATAACTGGTTATGAAGCGTTTGGACTCTATCAGTCTCTAAAACTTCACTTCACAACAGACTCATATGATTACTTTAAATATGGTGGTAAAACTAATATTAGTGTTACCGCATTTGAGAATCGTAAAGACAAATATCACTTCTATAAATTGTCTCGTAAGTATACCAACAAAGAAGATTTAATTAATTTTATTGTTGCTAATTTTATAGAAGATGAAAGGTCATGGGTAGGACCTTTGTTGCAAGAAGAGGCTGATATGAATTTTCGTAAAAGACAAAAGGTAATTCAATCACTATCATACACTTTTGAAAATGACTGTATACTTATTTTCGAGGACTGTATACTTAATCCTAATGAAGTATTAAAGACTGATGGTGATTACCCGGTACTACTAACCAAGACTCTGAGAAAAGAAATACAAGTTGAATCATTGTGCCTACTTAATCAGGTTCTTGGATTCTTTCCTATGTGGACAAGTAAAATCAATGATACTATTCGATGGCCAGAAGTTAGGCGAAAGTGTATCAAGTATACCTCTTTTCTACCACAAGATAGTGTAAAATACAAGTTGATTTTGAAAAAGGTGTTGAATGAAAATCTCTAAGATTTATTTGGATATGGATGGTGTTCTTTGTAATTTTGAACGCCGTTATTTTGAAAGGTACAATGAGTTACCCGGTTCAATGCGTGACCGAAAGGACTTCAATGTGCATTGGGACGATTTCATTCTAAATTATCAGTTTGAAACTTTAGACTGGTGGCCTGGTGGTAAAGAACTACTGACTTATGTTTGTTTTCTACATAACGAACATGGGATTGAAGTAGAAATGCTAACTTCTTCTGGTGGACAAAAACATCATACAGAAGTGGCAAAGCAGAAGCAAGTATGGTTGGATTCTAAAGGAATTATTTTTAAGGCGAATGTCGTTGCAGGTCGGAAAACAAAATCCGAATATGCAAAACCAGACACAATCCTTATTGATGATACACCTGATGTAATTCAATCATTCAATGCGGCAGGTGGTATAGGTATTCTGCATAAAGAGGTCGGTAACACTTTGTTGAAACTGAAATCTCTGGTTACAGAAGACATATATAATCTGATATAATGCATAATGTGGATAAGAAAATATATTAACATACAATTTATACAAGGAAAATACATATGAGTTCATTTGCTAATCTTAAGCGCAATCGTAGTGATATCAAAACACTTACAAAAGCGATTGAAGCAACCTCTCAACCTGCTGAGGCAGGATCCAAAGATGACACACGTTTCTGGCAACCAGAAGTAGATAAAGCAGGTAATGGCATGGCCGTTATTCGTTTTCTACCTGCTCCTGCGGTTGATGGTGACGATGCTCTTCCATGGGTTCGCACATTCAGTCATGGTTTTCAAGGACCTGGTGGTTGGTTCATTGATAACTGTCTCACAACTCTTAATGAGAAGTGTCCAGTTTGTGAACACAACAATACACTATGGAATTCTGGCATCGAAGCCAATAAAGAAATTGCTCGTAAACAAAAACGCAAGTTGACTTACGTTGCAAACATTCTGGTCGTATCAGACCCAAGTAATCCATCTAACGAAGGTGAAATTCGTTTATACAAATTCGGTAAGAAAATCTTTGATAAGATTACTGAAGCAATGAACCCTGAGTTTGCGGATGAGACACCTGTTAACCCATTTGATATGTGGGAAGGTGCTAACTTCAAGTTGAAGATTCGTAATGTTGAAGGCTATCGCAATTATGATAAATCAGAATTTGCTGCTAAGTCTGCATTACTTGATGGTGATGATACTAAACTTGAAGAATTGTGGAAGAAAGAATATTCTCTGAAAGATTTTACAGAGAAGAAACAATTCAAACCTTATGACCAACTCAAGACTCGCCTTGAAAAAGTTCTAGGTTTTGAAGGTATCGCACCTGTAACTAAGGCTGATACTGCCGTAGTAAGCAAGTTTAATGATGATGATATTTCCGTGATTGATAAACCAGTTACAGAAGATGAAGATTTGGATTACTTCAAATCACTTGCACAATAAACAAATAAGATTTTGTTTGAACCCTGCTTCGGCAGGGTTTTTTATGTCGCTCTTGATAATAAAGCGTTTGCACCACCAGTTGCAGTATTAACTGGTGCAGCTTTTGTTTCGTTTTTAACTACGCTTGTATTAGTTGTTGATGGTGCATTTATTATAACAGGTGTTTGTGGTTTCTGTTGTTGTCTTTGGTCTGCCGCAACTTGTGTAGATGCTGAAGAAACTGAACCACCACTTGGCACAGTAGACGCCGCACCAACTGTTGTAATCTTTGGATCGTTTAGATATGCTTTAAAATGTTTTAATCTGTCTTCCAATCCAATAGTACCACCATTAACAAATTTTGTCACTTTGGTTATATCTGACCAATCACCTTTATACCCCAACATATATTTAATAGCAGTCTCAGCTGCAACTGCAGGTTCGGCAACTGCATCTGGATTACTTGCATACCCAAACTTGGTATAGTTCTGTTTACCAGTTAGTTGAATGAATCCACGACCACGATACTTAAAACCTTCTCCTGCACCTTCTGGTGCGTTTCCCATGCGTCCTGAGTATAGCCTTTCAGCAACTTTTTCTGGACCACCTGCAGCAACTGCCTGTGCATCTTGTTCTCCTGCAAACTTCTTAGGAAACAACTTCATCAAGGTTGGTGCTTTGTAGTTTAAATTTTCACTTAATGTGGTAAAATTACCAGACTCATGGCCAATCTGTGCCATGATTGCGGCTCTTGCATTTGGGTCGGTAATTTTAGCATCATCCAATGCTTTAATCATAATACTTTCACCTTGTTGAGAACTTATCTTTCCAGGTTTAGTATCAGATGGTTTGCTTGGCTTTTCTGCGGGTGATGGTGCAGTAGGTGCTTGTGAAGGCGGTGTTGCAGCAGGACCCGCAGGCGCCTGAGGTGCAGGTTGACCTGGTTGGGCAGGAGGTCCACCTTTTTCACCAGGTTGTGGTGGCGGCATTCTTGCCATAATATATGGATCAGTCGCATCTGCATTACCCAACCATCTTAACTGAGAAGGTGTTAAATTCTTTTTTGCTTTTTCGGCCGCAGTTTCATTATTAGTAGTTGTTGTTTTACTCTTTTCAAGTGGTCCTTTTACTTCTTTAGGTGTTTCTGGTTTCTTTTCACCCAAACCTAAAAAGTTTTTGGCTTTCTCTACACCCTCACGCAGAAATTCATACTTGTTCATTAGTCCTTTTAGAACACCAGTAATTTTATCAAAGACACCTTTCATAAAATCAAACACAGGTTGTAATGTTTCAACAACAGTTTTTATCTTATCACCAACCCAATCAAAAATAGGTTTGAAAAATTCTGTAATTTTATCCCAAATAGGTTTTAGAAAATCTTTTATTTGTTGGAGTATTGGGTCAACAACTTCATTAAACCATGTTTTAAATGTATCTAATAGTGAAGTAAAGGCGGTACTAATTTCTTCCCATAATGCACTCGCCAACTCTTTAATAGAATCAACGATACCATCAAACATATCTTTAATAAAACCACCAGGTATTTGTGATAGTGCAAAGATGATTGCACCAACTTTAAGTAGTGGTCCCAATTTAGACATAATACCACCCTTTTTACCACCAGACTCAGATTTCTTATTTGGTGTTGGAGAACTGTTGGCACTAGATGAATCTTTAGGAGTTTCGCTTCCTCCAACTGGTGCTAAGTTATCTGCTTTTGTTCCTTCACCACCTTCAAGTTTGACAAGTTTAAAAATATTTTGTCTAGTAATATTTAAACTTTTAGCAATATCAGGTAGTAATGAAAAGTTATCTGCTATTTGTTTTAATGGTGTAACTTTATCTTTTTTATCATCAGAAGCTTCTGGTGATCCTGGTGAAGATTCTTTTGGTTTACCCAAAACTTTGGTTAAGATAACAGATTTTAAACCTTCTGGTAATTTCATGTTGTTACCAATCTATTAACAAAATCTTCATCATAGGCACTCGCAGTTTGTTTGCTTGGTTTGCCTTCAGAACTTGTTGAATTATTATTTGTAGGTGAATTAATAACTGAACCTTGGTCAGCAGCAGACTCCATACGTTGTGATTCTGCAACTTGTGTTGATGCGGATGAAATTGATTCACCACTCTTGGGTTCTTCTGCTGTTGGTGAAGGAGAAACTGCACTTGCAGAAGCGGCACCACCAGACTCACCACCTCCTTCACCACCACCTCCGCCACCAGATGCACTTGCAGCTGCACCACCAACACCAGATGATGCGGGTCCTGAAGCCTCCATTGTGCCTTTTGGTTGTCCACCTTTGAGTGTTTCTAATACTTTATCAGGATTTTGTCCTGTTGCGGATATTCTATTCTTTACTTCACTCTCAGATAGAGTTTTTTGTGTATTAGTATCTGTATATGTACCGTCATCATTTTGTTTGATACCAATTATTTTGGTTAAATAATCTTGAGCACCAGATTGACTTGTTTCTGCTTTTTTGCCTAATTCAACACCCGCTGGAGTTGGAGATGTAGAAGTCTCAGTTTTTGCAGCAATAGTTGGTGAAGTTGATGATGGTGGTCCCGCACCATCTGAGGCAGCAATAACATCTTTCTTTATGCTATCTGCTGCAGCTGGAACATCCATTTTTGGAGTAACGCCGGCTGAAGTTGTTGTAGATATTTCTTTTACATCAATTGTATCACCAAATATATTTTTAAAAAATCCTTTAACACTATCAAATATTCCAGATATAGTATCAATAACTGGTTTGAATACATCTGTTAGTGTATTGAATACATCTTGTATTGTACTCTCATCAAATATACCAAATGTTAAAAACTTTAACATTCCTCCTAAACCTGCAACTATTGCATCACTTAAACTACCAGTTTCTTGATACTTTTTAAAACCATCTGTGATACCCGAAAATAGTGTGCTAATTATTAATAATGGTAACGCAAGTTTACCAATGATTTTCATTATATTTTTTGGATTGAAAATAAACTTGGCAGCTGAGAATAGGCCATTCTTCAACATATCAAAAATTCCACTTAAAAATCCACCACCTTCAGCCGCTGGTTTTGGAACACCAGGTTCTTGTTTTTTTGTTCCTAATTTTTTGCGGTCATTTTCGGCTTTTTCTTCTTCTTCTCTTTGTTTACGGAAAAAAGAAGATGCACCAGTTGCTGGTTTACCACCTTTAACTTTAACTAATTCTTTGACATTCAATTGCATAGTATGCATGTCTCTTGCCATATCCGGCAGAACCATGGAACTCTTTGCAATACTTGCTAATATAGAACTTTCTCCACCTTCAACACTTCCGCTTTCGGCACCTACAGGTGTTGGAGATAATGAATTAGCTTCTAATTTTTTACCTTTTATTTTTCCACGAATAAATGCAGAAAGAACATTATCACCACCAAAAGCACCTTGAACTAATTTTTGCTTTATACTTTTTGCACTAAATGCTTTTTTAATTCCTTCTTTTGCATCAGAAAAACCGCCTTTCAAAGATTCACCAATACCTTGACCGTCTTCTAATCGACTTTTTAAACTTCCAGCAAAATCATCTCCATGACTTTGCTTCAGTCTCTTTTTTAAGTCGCCGCCGTCTTTATACCCTAACTCTTTAGCAAGCAGGTCAAGAATTGGTTGTTGTTTTGCCATTATCTTCTACTTTGTTTTTGTAATGCAATTCGTTCTTTTTCTTCTTCAAGGTATTTAATTAAAAGTCCAACATAAATGCTTCTCTCCCAAGGTAACATGTTTTCAAGCTCAGACAAACTATATTTGTGATGTTGCATTAATGCAAAGTTTGTCTGATAATAGTTACCTAATGTATCATAACGAAATATTAAGCGAAAAAATTTTGCATGCCCTTAATTGTAATTTCTTCTTCGTAATTACATTTTGGACATTTAAATTTTACATCTTTTTTAATCTCAGGCATTTTTTCAAAAAAGTCTTTGAATTTTTCTAAATCTTTTTGCTGCATAGAATCAATAAAGTCTTCCAACTCTTCTTTCGTTGAATCTTTTGCATAATAAATTTGTTCTTTATCAAATATGTAATCAATACAATCAACAAGAATATGAGATAATACTTCATTCTCATCCATGTCTTCGTATTTTTTAACCATTTCAAATGTTGGGTATCTTAAACAGACACCTAAATTTTCTGTTAGTTTAATTTGATTTGTATGTTCTGCATGTTTTGTTGGTTCAATTTCCAACAAGTTGAATTGAAAACCTACAGTTCCGTTACAACGAACATCTTCGTCTTTATCATTCTTTACGGTGTTATTACATTTATATTGTAAATCAACAACCTCTTCAACTGACCTTGCTCTCATATGCATAAAAATATATTCAAGGTCAAATGTTGGTAGTCCGTCAATGTCAATTTCATCCAAGATACAATTTTTTAAAACTTGTCTGATAACATTAACAGTTTCTTTTGGGTCTTCTGATTCTGCGGCCATTAGAAAAAGTTTTTGTTCTTTGACTAAAAATGGCCTAAATCGTATAGGTTTTCCAGTTGAAATAAGTTTCACTTCATAGATGGGAACATCTAGTTTAGGTAGCATAATATCCTCGCTTGTTAATTATTAAAGTGCTCTACCGAATGGTAAAAGTCTTGATCCTGCCGCACCAAATAAACTGGCAGCTGCGGCACCAATATCGTAAGTTCCTTCATAGATGGTACGATATTTTTGATATGCAAAAGAAATGACAAGACGATGAAACCCATCATCTGCCCAACTCAATGATTGTGGTGCAACACCAATTGGAAACGCATCAATCAATTCTACTGCATAAATCTGTTTGATAAAATCATCATATTGAATGATTTTAATGTTTGTCATATACCTTGTTTTATCACCTTTTGGGAATCTTAAATTGTTTGTATCTGAAGGATGAATTGCTTCCATCCATCGGTCGAATAATTTTCTTTCATAGAATTCATTGGTACATAAAAAAGTTAGTGATGTATCACTATATTGTGTTTGATATGGAACTTTAAAAGTTGGTCCATAAATTTTAACATCGGCAGTTGTTAATGTTTTGCCTGGTAATTCTGCAGCTTCACATTGTAGTGCCAAGTTTCTGGACATAGATGAATTTGATGTTCTAGAATATTCATCTTGTTGTCCTCCACGACCAAATGTCGAGTTGATAGCGTCCGACACATCACTAAAAATTGAATTAGGAAAATTCAAAATCTTTTCAAATATTGAATTTCCAATAAATGAATTGATATATGGTGGTATAGGAAGAACAACTTCGTACCTACAAGTTTTGGCCAATCCGTCTTTGGACCTTACATTTGCGAGAAATAAATTTGGTGAAAATGCCATTAGAATTTTTTCCTTGAGTCTGCGTAAACTTTACTTGTGCTGGCACCAACAAATGATTCTACAGGTAACAATGCAGCAATGTCCCATTCATCTGCGGTGATTTCTAAAAATCGTGATTCAATTTGAGTAAATAAATATCTTTTAATACAAGGAGTTGCTTCAAATATTTTAGAAGCTGCGGCCAAATAGCGGTAATTAATTTTTAATTTAGTGTTTTCATCATAAGTATCATTAGAAATAGTATCACTTAATTTGTCCAACAAAACCATTCTGTTTTTTGGATGAATGTAGTGTAAATTTAGTCCTAAGAACCCATCGTTATATCGTTCAATAGGAATCACTAGAGGAAACCTATCATAATAAGGCATTGAGTCTTTTGTTTTTGGATCATAGAAATAGAAATACATTTTTCCAATCATAGATTTATTTTTAAGTCTATCTCTATCTGCCATTAACTTATCTGAAGTTGGTTTTAAGTCTTTGACTTTTGCCCGTAACCATGCTCTAGATGCATTGGTTCTAGGAGTTAGACCTTCTTTTGCAAGTGATGTTTTGATTTTATCAATTAATTTTGCCATTATCTATTTATCTCAAATACCTAAGTCTTTTTCGGTTAATATTTTGAATTGCCAACCATGCTCTTTACAGAACAAATCGGCAGCTCTCCACTTTTCTTGGTTAACGGCATATGTTGCCGACTCTTGGATAAACCGTGCCGTTTTGCGCCTTCGCACTGGTTGTTTTGTTTGTGACTCTGGCTTTACTTCCAGCACCATCGTCATCTCCTGACCATCTTTCCGTTTGATCCTAACGATGAAGTCTGGAAAA